GTGATGGTGAGCAAAACAAAAGCCCGTACGTGGTGGTGGGTACGAGTCCTTCGCCTACATCAAGCATACTAATAAATAAATTCCCCAGGGGACCAGCCTTTTTGTGGGTACTCGATAGTATTTTTGAGCAGGTGCTTCGCGCGCAATATATCACAATGCTTACGCGGGCGTATACTCCGAAGAGTGACCATATACGCAATGGGAGATTAAAGGTCTCAACAGTTTCATAAAACTGAGTAAAAATGTACTAAGTACGACAAAGCCCACTGCCTAACTTAAGGCCAGCAAGCTGGAAAGATTTCCTAAAATCTCATAAATCTTAAACAGTAAGGGACTGATGCATTTCCTAAAATACATAAAATACATTGGCAAAATCACCTTGTTGTGCATTATTTCACGCATCAGGAGTTAGATGCCATGTGTAGATAGTACGTTTCATAAAACGCACAAAATGCTATTCGGTAGCGAACCGTCTGATTTCATAAAATCAGCAAAATGCATTAACCGCGATTCTGGCCTTTCATGTGAGTGATCTCACTTCTGAATAGCCTTGCTCGTCGAGTTATGCGCGGAGGATTGATGGCACTGATCAATGGACAAGTCCACGGATAAAATAGGTGCACATTGGGAACTGAGCCTTTCACGCGAACGGTAGGGCCCAATCTTGTCCCACTGAGCATCGATTCAAGCAAAGTGCCAAAAGCTGAATACTGAACATTTGCAAAATAAGGAAAAGTAACATCTTTAATATTGTTTGAATTCTCTAAACCATAGCGAACAGAACCAAAATTTTCTAACATATACATATCACCGTGATAACCATAAAATAAAGATCGAGCTTTGAAAAGAGGAGATGCCAATTCTGACATTGCCATGGGAGAGCCTGCACCCATAAGAGGACGAGCAACCGTCCAGCAATTAACCAAAACGTCATTGTCAGCACCAATGAGAAGAGTTTGTGAACCTTGAGTAACAGCGGTGTCATAAGGACACGGAGCAGCAAAAATTTGACTGAAAGTTAAAGGGCCGTCATTGATGACGTCCCTCACTTCTTCCAGTTTGGACATTCCAATTCCTCCACTTTGGGTTTCGAAATCGGAATCTTCAGAATCTATTGTGGAAAAAGAAAGAAGTCCATCACTATCCCTAGATGTTAGGGAACGTGCGGGTTTTTGTTCGGCAAACCAATTGATAGCTGAATTGTCGGGGTTGTATCTGGATACTGAAAAGTCATCACCAGCTGCAATCTCGACATAAGCCACAATCCGGGGAGCCGCTTCAGCAGGAGCTTGGAGAGGAGAAATAACACGGGAGATTAATGTGCCAGAAACATCAGTTCGATAAGCATGATTCAAAGAAAGACGATAAGGACAAACAATTTCAACAGAATGCTGTTCACGAAGATCTAAAACTACAGTATTGATATTGGCCCACAGATTTTCATCAGTGGGATAAGCAGTGGACAAAGCAACATGAGGAACAAAACCGAATTGAATACGACCAGAATGAAATTTAGATGCAATAAAATTGATACGAAATTTGATAGAACCTTTCCAAAATTGAAACATATCAGTAGCAACAGCAAGTTTGGTTGGGGGGGGGACTTCAAGCGTAGGAGTGACGCCCGTGACAGTTTTTGTGAGATTACATTCAGTATACGGACGAACCCAGACATGAGTTGCAGTGTACTCACCAGTTTCATTGCCAAAAGGAAGGAAGCCAAGTAAAGAATAAATTTTAAAATAATCAAGAATAGAATCAGAAAAGTTTCCAACAGGTTGAGTAAGAGTAGAAGTTAAAGCCATGGGTTTTGCAACTCCAGGTGGATGAGCAACATCGTCAATGTGATCTCGACGTGCAACGACAGTAGATCCGGTACCATGTGAATGGTGTTCAGGACCTTGAGTGTGAAACTCTCTGTCTTCATCAGTAATTTGGAATCGAGTTGCAACGCGAGGAGGATCAGAAAGACGAGCATGGACAGTTGAAAAGTCAGTAGGATAAAACAGTTCCAGGTCTTCTAACCAGCACCAAACCTCGAAATTTCCGTCAACACTTTGATAACCAGTTTTATACGCCTCATTTATATTGAGGATATCTAACCGGCCAAGCATGTTGTTTGACGAAAATTCCGAAGAATTGGCACCGAGAAGAGTACCTGTATCTAGAAAACGAACGGGTTGCCAGAAAGGAACGCGAAATTCAGTAGAAGAAGTTTGAGAAATATCATGAACGACATGTGCAGTATGAAAGCCTGCAACAAGAGGATAAAGAAGTTTTTGGGCAATAGTTGAGCCATTGACAATTTCATCGGGATCGGAAGTATACATATCATTAGGCATATAAGAAATCAAATAAGCACCATTAGAAAAAGGCATAGCATTAGAAGTAACACGAAAACATAAAGTAAAACGAGCACCAGAGTAGGATTTCAATTTGTCAGCAACAGCAGGAGCAGAAAAATATTCAGAAGGCCAAAGCCAAGCATGTTTGATAGTAAGAGGAGCAGTATCTAATCTAACAGGACGTTTGAAAAAGTGTTTGAGGGATTCAATATCTTCAGTTTCTTGGATAGTCGGCACTATAGAGGCGGTAGCCATCTGAGGCGCCGCTTCACCCTGAAACGAAAGAATTGTTCGATCTACAGTTGGCGGTTCAGGAGCGCCAAGCATCCCTTCGGAAGTGGAATTGGTGGTTAAACCTAAATCACTACCAGAAACACTAGATTGAGCAGCAGTACCAACAGCAGAGCCAATAGCGCCACCGATGCCAGGAGCAACAGTGTCACCAATGACAGCGCCAATGGTTGGAAGAGCAGAAATAGCAACTTGAGAAATTCCTTGGGTCATAGAACCCAGGATGCCCTCACCAACAGATGATGAGAGAGAAGAAAGTACATTTGAAGAACTTGTAGCAATGCAAAATAATTAGTCACAAAAAGTAGCATTAAACGAAGCGTGACATCAGGTAAGATCAATAGCCTATATTTACATAAGAGCGAGGGAGTGTCACACATTGATCAATAGAAAATAAAAATAATCTACACTCATAAATTGCAATTCGGGGTTTGCTGCTGAAACACAATTACCATTTCGTTTCAGCCCTATTTACAACAACGCAATTGGATTTCCTAAAATCCAGAAAATGTTTTAAAAACGTGTAATTTCCTAAAATTACTAAAATACTCAGAGAGTGTTTACCTTCCCCTATCCAAAAGCAGTGGCATTTTTATCAGCACTTACAGATCGCTGAAAATCCATTCTCCGTCAATCGCAACCTTGCTTCTGTTAGAAAGCCAGGAAGGAATGACGGGGATAGAGATTTTCGCTTCTCTGAAAGCTGAAACGACTTTCGACGCTGCGGTTTCGTAAACATCCTTGTCATAAAGACTCAGTTCACGAAAGGCACACTCACAGTTGAGCTGGAGCGCAAGCTTGGTTGGAATACCACGTCGAAGCCAGTTGAAATTTTCACAAATGGACGAATAAGATAGACGTCCGACATAACGAGCAAGAGATTGATCAAAATGGAAACTCCTTTTCAGAAATTCCACTTCTTCGATGGGCCGAAACGTGATGTCTCGGCGAGCAGATTTGGATTCGTCGGTGTAGGTCATACCCAACGATTCAGCGAAGATTTGCAGATGAGTTTGATTGAAAATATCGACGACGTCATTACTAACGCCAACAAGATGATCATCGCCCAAAGCGGTTGTCACAACATTTCTGTTGAACTCGCGCATGGACGAAAGTGACATCGGCACGGAAGATTTCCATGCCAATCTCACAATCAAGTTGTTGATGATTGTATTGACGCAAGCAGTGAGATAGCATCCAGAAGGCATAGAATGAAGCCAAGAATAAACAAAAGATTTGAAAACATGAGTGGAAGAAGCAATATCCTCAAAGAGAGTACGACGGAGAGTTGAATTTCCGTCATCCCCATACCAAGAATCGATCACATCAAACGCACCCCACAAAAGCTCAGTGGAAATTCCACCATCCCAGTTACCGTAGTCACCAGCAATGATGTTATTCCCATGAGCCTTCATGTGGGTCGCAAGAGTGTTCCATTCCGAGCCATAGGGATTGACTCCGATTGAAGAGCCATTGAGGATTCTACCCCTCATTTGAGAAGAACAAAAAGCACCAAAAGCAACACGACAAGCAACAGTAAACGGAAGAGGAGAGCAATTGACAGAACGGGTTTTCATAGCAAGAACTTTTTCGATAGGACGAGTTTCATCCTTTGGGAAATCGAGGTACAAAACGCCGGAGCGTTCGCCACGAGAAGCTTTGGATAAAATATCCTCCACTTCAGCAATGAGTGTTGGGCACACCCATGCTGGTCCGGTTTCATCAGCGTGTTTGATCCACGAAGCTTTGCCGGTTTTCCCTTTGGATTTAAGAGTAGAGTAAGGATAGCCAGGAGAAGTAGAAGTACAGAGAGAAGGAAGATATTGATCATCTTCAACGCCATGGATTGCTTCATCGATTGTGAGCATGCGAACGTATCGCTTGGGATCAGAGTTCCAAATCAGACGATAAATATCATCTGAACATTCCTTGACAATTGAAGTGTCGAGAGCAGGCAAAGCAGAGCCAGCCTTTTTCAAAGATTTCATCATGGGATCAACGGTTACACCGTCAACCTCAATGGGACGCAAGAAGGCAGGACGAACAACAGAAGGAGCAAGAACTCCGGAGATTGGAGAAACGTAAAGAGAAGAAACACTACCAATAGAAGCGGGCTTTAAGAGCTCGCCTTCATATGAGAAATTGCCAGGAATTGGCAACTCACTTTGAGAAGAGAAAATTTCAGTAGGAGTAAAAGAAGAAGAAACCTCATGAGAAAAAGAAGAACATCCAGGAGAGATAGTTTCACAGATAGAGAACATACACGACAATTTTTCTTGAGTAATAGGAATAGCACGAGCAATACCAGCAGTAGAAGCAGCAACATGAAGACCACAAATTTTCCTTGGAAGAGAAGGATTCATCGAAAACAAAATAGATCCGCAATCACCCTTTTGGGTTTCCATGCGGGTCTCAATCAATTTCGCGCAAGTGCGCGAGACGCCATTATCGACATAGCCACGATTAGTTAAAATAGTGGCATCAGAGATTCGGTAGGCGACATGATTGGAACCCTCACGATATTGAGGAGTCACAAGAGTGCATTCGCGACCATCGACCTTTCGATAGTCGTCAACAGTAATAACATGTTTTGAGATGTCCTTGCCGGGAGCAACAGATCGTGGCAGGACAATCATACAAAGATCTTCGAAAAGACCATCAGAAGATTCATGAAAAACATAGTTCAAAGAAGAAGAAGCCAAATTATACATCAAAACACCATCAGAAGAATACATTTCAACATTATCGCTAACACTAGCAAGCTCACGGAATTGTTCAACAGCATGCTTATACGTCAAGAAACATCTTCCCTTCATGATACAGCCATTTAAGGCAATATTCATTCCAGGACGACCAGTCTTGAGAATACGCATATTTCCAAGAGCTTTGGATGAGATCAAATTTTGGGTGTTGTTATCAACAAAACCCGCGGTATAAAAATCGGAATCGCTTTCAGTGATAAATTGACGAGGACGAGCAGTTTTAGAAACGATAGACTCAACCACAAAACCTTTCGGCTTAGCGGTTTTGGAAACGACAGACTCAGAAATAAAAATCTTGGGTTTTGCAGTTTTAGAAACCACAGACTCAGTTGTAAAAACGCCTTTATAGGCAGAACCAATAGAATCAGAGACAGAAGAAAACAAGAATGAAATGACAGTCCAGGTAGCAGTGCAAGCAGTATAAGTGACCAAAACGCCAAGAATCAAAGCCAAAACAGGATGAGAAACAAGAAGAGAATCAAAAAGACCCCAAGTAGTATGAATAATGGAGCGACGGAATTTTTCCCACTTTGTGAGTTTACACTCAGCAGAGAGGGTTTCCTTGAGTTCAGCAGGAGAAAATCTAGTAGCAAGAATGACATTGAAGAAAATGGAAAGATCTTGTTCAGAAAGAGAATGAAGCCAAGCGCAAATATCGGATTCGATTTTATCGGTTCCGACTTGATGGAAAATACGACCATATGCCACATACTTAACTTTGGACATGCCAGCATGTTTGAAGCGTTGTTCAATTTTGTATCCGGCACGGGCGAGATGACCACCCGATCGTTTCATGAGTTCGAAGATCAAAGAATCAAAAGGTTTTTGTTTTTGTTCATCATTGAAATGAGTAGAAACGCAAAGACGAACATCATTGCCATTGAAATAGCGAAGAAGATCGGTACGAAGAGCAGGATCAGCCTCAATAAAAGCACAAATTTGACCTAAAAGATTGATGGAAAGACACCAACCAGTGAAAGTACAAGCAGTAATAATTCTACCAAGGAACGGACGAGCATCAGTGAGTTCAGCAAGACAAGATTGATAATGAGAAGTAAGAGCATCAAAAGCAGAAGGAAGGCCTTCACCGTTTTCGAGAACGGTAATGACCTTGTAGCCAAGTTCAACACCAAGAAGAGAATTGTTGGGAGCATCATAGAAAGATTCAGAAGAAGCACAAGGAGAAGATACACCATGAAAAGCCAAAAGTTCAGAAAATTCTTTGAATTCATCTTCAGTAAGAATAGGAGAAGCGGAATGAGCAGAAAGACGAGAGAAAGCTTCAAGAAGCTGCACTTTGATTTCAGCAGAAACAGAAAGTTTGAAAATATCATGAAGATCACCCTGGGTGTATGTCGAAACATCAACCAGGTTGATCGGAGTTTTCGCGTAATTATCATAAAATCCGCGAGTATCACCGGTACGACACAAGTTAAGCTTGTATTCGTAAGCAAGAACAGAAATAAATTCAGCATAATTGAGACAGACAGTTTTTCCACGATAATTTCCTCTGAAGAGATAAACACTAGGATCAAGAGGATCGGCAAACGGATTCATTTGCATTTTGTGGCGATTGAATTCGCGGAGCGTAGTTGGAGCTCCGTTCACTTGAACAACCGCTTGGTTATTCAAAACTTGAAATTTGAGATTGATTCGATTTTCAAAAGCTTTCGGACATTGAAGAGAATTGATAGTAGGACTTTCGACATTAGAAGACAAAACAACAATACGGGGCTTCGCAAAAATGAAACCCTTATCAGCAACATCAGCCATATGACGAGGATACGGAATGATATTGCCAAGACGGATAACTTCAAGCAAAGTAGGATCGGGAGTGTTTTTGGAATCAAAGATTTGAAAAGCATCATCATAATATTCGATCAGATTATCATTGTTCGCACCATCATGGTACTCCTGTTCAGGAAAACGCATGTAGATGTTTTTAACCCATTGTTCTGGGTCCATATCGTCGTCAACTTTCGCGATATCAATTTGAATGAGATTCACGGCGCCGGATTTACCAACACCAGACTCACCCCACAAATACAAAAACAAAGGTTCAGGACGAGGGCCAGAAGCAAAAGCCAAATGAGACATAGCATCGCATTTTCTTTTCAAAGCGACAAGACGTTGGGAAAGAATTTGCATATGAGCAGCAGGCACTTTCATGCTAGCAAACTCACCTTGCAATTTCAATCCCAAACGATACACTTCAAAAAGAGAATCGACATGTTTAGAATCAAAAGTATCAAGAGAAGGAATAACACCAAGAAGAGCATCACAACGTTCAAGAAAAGGTTTCAGAGTTTGTTCAATTTCAGAAGCAAATGGATTTTCCAAGTTAAGCTTGGAACAACAAAAACGCACGACTTCTTTGAAGATAGTCATGATCCATTCGATCATTTGGATCCCGCCACGAATGGCTTTGGGAATCAGATCAAGGCGACGAAGAAGCTTTTCGATATCATTGGTCTTACAGTCAAGACCACAAAGTTTGCACAGAAGACGAAACAAAACACCAGTCATAGAAGAGAAAACATCAGCAGGCCCTTGAGTAGAAAAACCTGGGGCAGGAGAAGAAATAAAATCAGAAATGTAATGAATAACATCTTGAAGCGAGAAATTTGCATAAAGTTGTTGACAAGAAGGAAGAATAAGAATAGCTTTCGCCATTATAGAGAGATCAGACAAGAGTGCGACAACGATAGATAAAAGTGAAGGCAAATAAGTGAGAGCCATAGAAGTGAAAGATGAAGAACTTTTCTCAGGATCAGTTTCTGTACGTTTGGAGCTAAAGTTATGATTAACTTTGACTCCTTCTTCTCGAATTTGACGGAGTAAATCAACCATCTCGCGAAAATTTTGATTAGAGCTTGTAGAAGCAGTATCAACAGTTTCGGCAAGATTGGAAGAGATTGAGGAAGCTCGGTTAAGAACCTCGTCAATCTTCTCGTTGAGTTCACTGGAAAGGCCAACCTCAGTTTTGAAGCTGGGGAGCCAATCCTGTAAACCTTGCGTATCAAATTCGAAATCAGAAAAAGGTTGAGGAAGAATGACACGAGGTCCAAAGCACGATTTGCACCATACTTTGGATTTCGCTTTCGGATTGAGATGACAATATTCCCAAGTGTGTTTGCAATCGAAATTGGCATAACACCTTCGGGAATGGAGAACCATTCTTTGTTGCATACTGTCGCGACGACGAGTATGGCCCTGAGTTTGAAATTCAGAATCAGGGATGTCAGGAGAAGGCACAGGACACACAGGATTGTGGTCCCGGACAAAATGCTTGTGAAAAGAATAATAAGACATAGAAGAGACGAAAGGAACATGATAGTAACAAAGAGAATTGTGATGAGCATAGCAACGGAAAAGATGATCAAAGTCAAGAAAATGAAGAAGAAGATGGCGAGCTTGCTCACGAAGAGGAAGGAATTCAGGGATAGTAACAATTCGAACATCAGAGGATGCAAGCTTGGATAAGCAAGCAACGTCATACATGGACGTATTGTCAGAAAGAAGAAGACCAGTAGAATCAGCGCAAAATTTGCGCAAAGCAGCTTTTTGTTTCTTGTTGAACATTTCGACGGAGAACAATTGAATAGTTTCGGAGAATGTTTTTGGAACCTCACAAGTGATCTTTTCGTTATTTGTAGCCATTGTGAATTAAAAATTGTTTTAAAGACAAGTTCTGTAAATTTCGAAAACGCTTGAACTATAAAGTGCGAATTCTACATCGTTTTACCCGACGACAATTGTTTAGATGAGTCACCGCCATAGGAAGAAGGCGGATGGATTACGAATAAATATTTCGTGTAACCCAAATTTTTGGCAAAATAACCCCTCAAACAAACAACACGGTTGAAAGTACATTAGCAAAATTACTAGTTAAGAAAATCCATAAAGAAGGTATACGACCGAACAGAGGAGGATGACGCTAGTCAAGATCTCCAAAGGGACACGTTTACACATTCTAAATTTCAAATCAAAATTTTCATTAACCTAAGCACGAGGAAGAAAACACCTTAAAAGCATAAGGAATTGAACAATATATTTAACATGGTTTTCACCATGGAGTAAGAAAAAGATACTCACTTTACGAAGAATATATATTTTTGGATTTTAAATTTTAATATAAAAACTACAATCTAATAAAGAGAACACTGGGTAAGGTTACTTCAAGATAAATCAAGACGTATTCCCAAAACAAGAATGAAAATATATACACTAAGACAACACAAACATAGAAATAAGTTTAAGTTTAATAGTAAATGGAATTTAAAATTAAGGTAGTATCGAACAGACAGGAATAAATTCCCGAATCAAAATATAATTCTGTAAAGAACGAGTTAACGAACCCTTAATAAAATCCCC